CATTTTCAGCAGATAGACAACAATTGATGAAAGAATACCATGCCGATGAATTAAAAAAAGCACAAAGAAAAGCAAAAAAAAACAAAAATAAAAAGTAATTATGAATTACAGCACATACGACATTAACAATTTTTTTATTAAGAAAGACAGTAGTCTTCCTGAATTGAAGTATCCTCTTATTCAACATGCAATGGAGATGTATAATATTACTGAAGACATGCTTGAAAATGTTGCAGTGACTTTCTCAATGATAGATGCAAGTAATGGCACTTATCGTATTGCAAATGCTCCAGCAAACCTTGTTATTAATAATGATAGACCTGATTATCCCGCAGAAGAAAAATATACATTTACTTATAGATTTACCCTAAGAGATACAAATAAAGCAGGTAGATTTTTAGGCGAATTTGTAGTGGACTTTTTAGGTGAGCAAATTGGTTGTGGTAAAATTAAATTACCAGTAAATTCACAAATAAATATCATTATTTCAGACAGTATTACAAAAACGACTGTAATTTAATCCTTGACAAGTTCATTTTTTTAGCTATCTTTGCAAGATATCAAATTAAAACATGCAAGAAATTATTTTTGTGGTGCATTGTGTGAGAGTCCGTAAGACATCCTTATATCAATTAAGGTTTCAAATCAATGATCAAGTTGCTAACAGAATAAAGGAACTCCCTCATGCTACGAGAAGATTCGATGCAATGAATTATTGTTGGGAAGTTAATACATTAGGTCTATACACACTTATTAAAAGATACAAAGGTTCAAATAAGATTCATTTCGATTTTGGTAATGAAGACAGTAGAAAGATTTTTATATCGCAGATTAAGAAAGTAGAAGCTGAAGAAGAAGAAAAGCGTAAATTCATTGCTGATCTTAATGTAAAAAAAGAACATTGGGCTAAATATAAACAGGAATTAGAAGCGACATACGTTCAATATTCTGAGAAAATGCACGCACTTCTAAAGGAAGGTGTTACACTTTATCCTCACCAGATCGTAGCTGCAATGTTCATGAATGTCACACGTAATACCTTGATCTCCCACGAAATGGGATTAGGAAAAACCCTTTCGAGCATTCTTTATGTGGAAATGAATAAGTTTGAAAAGGTAGTGGTAGTTACTCCAAACTCATTGAAATTCAATTATTTTAATGAAGTAGAAAAATTTACTGACAGTAATTCATTTATAATTGGCTGGAGAAAAAACAAATGTAGTATTGAGAATGCCAAATACATTATTGTCAATTATGATTTTTTCAATCCGAGCAGTAAAGATAAGTTCTTAGCTAAGTGGCAGAAATTGGGCATAGATAGTATTGATGCAGTCATTTGTGATGAAAGTCAGAAGTTAAAAAATACCAAAGCAAATACCTATAAGAATTTTAACAGAACATTCAATAAATTCTTATTTAAAAACGGTAAGATTAGTAAAATTTTCCTCTCTGGTACTCCTGCACCGAATAGAGCATACGAACTTTATACGGTTCTTAACCAAATATCTCCTGCAGATTTTGCAACTAAAGAATATTTCTACGAATATTATTGCGGTATGACTTATGATCATGAGAGTGGTTGGGGATATACTACGAATAGTGCAGAAGCTAAACTTGAAGAACTTTATCATAAAGCAGCACCGTATACTCACAGAAAAAGAAAATTTGAAGTACTTAAAGACCTTCCAGATAAAATATATCAAAAAATCATGTTTGAAATGGATGATAAAGAATATGCAATTTATGATGAAATTGAAGAAGGTGTTGCAAATGAATTCGTCACACATCCAAACGGAAATCCGTTAACAACAATGTTACGGCTAAGACAATATACCGCATCCTTAAAAATCAAACACGTTATTGAATTGGTTGAAAATATTCTTGAAACAGGTGAAAAAGTTGTAATCGTTGATTATTTTAAAGATGCATTATATGAACTAAAAGAAAAACTTGGTGATGTTGCTGCACTTCATACTGGTGATCAAAAGGATGAAGAAAGAGCAGACATTGTGAAGAAGTTTCAAGACCCTAATAGTGATTTGAAAGTATTTTTGGGTACAGTACAGACATGTGGGTACGGTTTAACCCTTACAGCAGCCAGTAAACTCTTTTTTATGACACTTCCTTATTCGGTAGGTGAATATGATCAGGTAAGTGATAGACTTCATAGGATAGGTCAGAAAGCAGTCGTAAACATATATCCTTTGATGTTCAGGGACACAATTGATGACTATGTATTTAGTTCAATTGAAAATAAAAGAAAAGAGATTGTAAAAGTAATTGATAATGAAGATTATAAATCAACCACTACGGAATCAGTACTTAGTGAAGTAATTAAAAAAATAAAAGAAAAACATGGGAAGTGAATACGTTTGTAGTAGAAATCCTTTCAAGGATTTTTTACTTGAGTCAATTATGACAAATATTGACATATCAACAAAAGCAGCGAAGAGAGATATTGATAGTGCTTTCAAGTATATTTTAGGAAACATTTTGATTAATCCCGATGAAATAGTATATTTGGACTTTGAAATAAAGAAAAATGAAGAGCACTACAAACTTCACGGAAAGAATGCAATTAGTGCTTTGTGGTTAAGTGGACTATTTCCAACTGATGGTTCAAAGATTATAAAAAGCACAACATTTATAATTGGAAACAGAAAATATGTTTTCAATAAAAAAACAAACGAGTTAACATATACAACAGTGATTTATGAGCAAAATGAATAAAGTACAGGTTTTAGCAGAAATTAAAGGATTCCTTGAAGGTTATAACAATGATTTAAAATATTTGGTGAATGTTGAAACTGACCCAGCCACTAACGTTGCTGATTGCATAATCCATGAGCCAAATAAAGAGCCAAAAACAGTAAAAATACCATATATACCTTTCGCATATGTAAAAGACTTAGAAAATTTAAAACCAAATAAAATTATTTTATATGAAGGTTACTCAGACACTTATGTTGAAAGCAAAAAAATAAAATATGGTATTACCATTACCAAATTAAAGACTGGTAATCAAAAAAGACTTAACGATGGTTATTGCTATAAAGTAACAAGTAGTAAGTCATATAATGCTATTGTAAACTATTTTAGAGACGGTGGCATTGATATGTTTGCCAAAGTCGAAGATACCAACGGAAACATTGTAAAAGATAAAAGAGGCAACGTTAAATATCTTCATCGTGAACTATTTCATTCTCCCAAAACAACAGAACAGTTTTTCATATCAACACAATCAAGATTATATAAAGGATACGAAGAATATAAGCAAGTACATAAAGTAGTTTTTGACTGTGAAACAACTGGTTTGAGATATCAAATGTCAAGACTCTTTGCTATTGGTGTCAGAGATAATAGAGGTTTTGAAATGATACTTGAACTCGATAAGATCGATGATGATGAATCAGAAATTAGGCTTATACAAAACTTTTTTAACTTAATTGTTGACAAAAAACCTGCAGTTGTCATGGGTTACAACTCAGAAATGTTTGACTTTGAATTCATTCTGGGTAGAGCAAAACTTCTTAAGATGGACATGAGTAAGATTCCAACGAGTCTTAAAGAAGGTACTCAAATGAGAAGAAGACCAAACACCAGTGTTAAGTATGGCAATACCGCAGATAGATACACATGGACTGATATGTGGGGTATGTCAGTCATTGATATTCTTCATGCAGTGAAAAGAACTGCTGCTGTTAATAGTGAAATCAAAGAGAATAAATTAAAATATATTGCTAAGTTTGAGAAAGTTGCAAAGTCAAATCGTACTTATATCCCGGGTGAAGATAATAATATTGGTCGTTATTATTCTGAAAATAAAGTATTTGCCATTAACGAAAAAAACGAATATGTTGAAATACCTGATGAATATCAACTGACAGCAAGAAATCTGTACAAAATACAGGCAAATAAATCAACATTAGCACCTGAACGTTATCAGGCATTAAAGAATAGTTATCTTAATGACTGTCCGCAATTTGCTCAATGGTTCAGATCAGAAGCAATCCCAAAA